TCTTCTTTTAACCATGTCTCATATTTTCCTCCACACATTATTATTAATAATAATTTCTTTGATTTCTCTTTAGTTGTATCATAATATTCTGATAATTCTTTTATTAATTTATCACGATTTTTTACATAATATTCCAAGTTTTTTATATTTGTTAATTCATAATTATTTAATTTGCAAATCTCATATAATATTGATGGCATTGAATTTACAATATCAATATCTATATATATATTATCACAATATGCATGTCTTGTTGGTCTATGAAATATTGATAATGATGTATGATTCTCATATTGTATTCTTCCATATTTATGTTTTGGTAAATATAATTTTACATTAAAAATATTCTTATCTACATCATAATTCTTTAAATATGATTTCATTTGTACATATTCATTTATATACATCTTTGATATTTCTTCATATTTCTTTTTACCTTCATAATTTATTCCTTGACTTTTACTTATAAAACCTTTTACTTTTCTTATATTTGTATATTCTTTTATATTTATATTATCAAATATACTGTCTTTAAAATTTTTATCTAATGTCCAATTAAATTTCATTTTTTATATAATTATAACTAACAAATTATAGTTTTAAATATAATTATTTTAATTAATATTATCTTTTTTCTCTAATTTCTTCTTTTGATATGATTCCCGTCTTTTAGCTTTTATTTCCTCCCTATATTTCTCATCACTTTGATATCTTTTCTTTTTATATTCTATTATATATTTCTTTATAGCTTCCTTATTATTCTCATAATATTCCTTTTGATAATTCACTTTACTATCTTCCACTTTTATATAAATCTTTCGTTCAATCACTTTTACACCATTCTCATCTATATATTCATTTGTTGTTTCTTCTATTATTTTATGATTCCCATTCATTATCTATATTATACATTTATTTATTTATATTATTTGATTCCTTTATTTTTTTTTAATAAATTACATAATATTTATCTATTTATATTCAAATATTTACACTCTTTTTAATTTTTATCAACAAATTATTTAGAAAAATTATATTTAATTATCATAAATGAAAAGCCGCTTCTCGAAATAAAAATTTCAATAAATAACATTTTTATACATTATATTCCGATAAATAACTTTTTTTATTTAATATTATAATAACTTATTATAATATTATATTCTAATTAATACATATATTTTATACCTTATCGATATTTACCTTTCAATATTATTATTATGTTACCAATAATCATCTCTTGATATTCTCATTTCGATAACCGGCATTCATTTATGATAATGAATCTTTTAAAAATCTTTTTTTAAATATAAACATACCACCATCTAATTCACCGCTTTTCAATAAATCCATTTCGCTTTCATTATAATTTTTTTTATCTAATTTATTCTTTTGATATGATTCTCTTCTTTTTATATTATATATTTCTTTATACCTTCCTTATTATTCTCATAATATTCCTTTTGATAATTCACTTTACTATCTTCTACTTTTATATAAATCTTTCGTTCAATGATTCTTTCATTATCTATATTTTATGATTTTTTAATTTTTAAATATTAATTTTTATATTTCTTAGAATTTATAATTATTACATATAACATTAAAATTATTATAGATTTGATATGTTTCGATTTTACATTCAGGATGAAATAATGTTCCATATACTCGTCCCTTTTCAAAGACAAATCCCGTATCAATCACCTCATTCTTAATTTTAATTGTTGAGAAGACATTTAGTTTATTATTACATAGCACTTTATCTGAAAAAAAATAACTATATTCTTTAGTCTTTATACCGTTCATTAATTCATTTTCCAAATTATATTTAAATAATTTATACATTCCACATAATAAAGTTATTCCTCATAATGTATATTTTCATCAAAAAAATATATTATTTAAAATCATATTTAATTATTTTTTAATTCATTACTCTGTAATTTTTCTATTCTTTTATCTATTTTATTAAAATCTCCATCAATTATAGTTATTTCAATATTCTTTTGATTACATAGATCATCTACAAAATTATTAATAAATTCTATATTTCCATTTTTTAATAATGTCTGATTATCATAGTATTTACTTAATTTCATATTATTTAAATTATTACTCATTTTTAAAAATAAATTAGATGAAATTCTCTTTAATAACTTATACATTAATGATACATCATTAATATTATTCGATATTTTTTTATTTCGTCTAGACTTAAATAAATAATTCAAAAATGATGATCTGTTGTTAATTATATCTGTTTTTACATTTTTAATAATATTATATATAAAGTTAAAAAATGTATCATTTACAAAATATTTTATTTTTGAAAAAGACTTTAATGAAAAAATCTTTTTAATTTGATTAAATGTTAATTCAAAATTATATACGTTATCAGTTTTTTTATTTATTAATGAAAATTTATAATAAATCATTTTCTTTTTAACTTCATTTTTACCTAAATAAACAATTTTATAATTTATAATATTATAAAAAAAGTTATTATTTAATTTATCTTTAATAGATACTAATTCCTCACCCTGAACTGATATTATTTCAAATAAATTATTTAAAAATACAATAATAAAAATATTTACTATTAAAAAATTTTTAATATCTGTCATACTTTCATTAAATATTTCATTATTTAAATAATTTTTATAACATAATAATTTATTAATTTTTTCAGGTACGCACATCTCTTCCACTATAGTTAATTTGTTTTTCTCAAATAAAACTTCAAAATTATTTATTTTATTATCTCCTCCGCCGGAGGCTTTTCTCCAAAAATATCTTATTCCACTAATTTGAAAGAGTAATCCTATTGCCATAATTATAACCCATATAACTATAAAAACGATTGCAACTACGGGAAGAACACCACCTTTTTGTACTAAATAATTATTTAAATTTTTTGAAGTTATACTTTTAACGAGATAATTTAAATAACTATAATAATTTATTAATTTTTTTTTTAGAGTATTTTTTTTTGCACAGATTTCCATTATTATAATGTAATATAATATTATTTTTAAGAATTAAAATATTATTTAATTTAAATAATATTTAATATAAATAATATTTTAATTCTTATAATCTAAATATTTTAATTAAAAATTCAGTTTAACTTTTCTAATTATATCTTAAGAAATTTTTAATTAATTTACTAAAAAATTAAAAATTTTTATATTTATATAATGTCAAACGCTTCTGTTAAATCTTTTACAGATAAACTTAAAGATCTTCTTCAAACCATTAATTCCACACTTGATGAATGGACTACTAAGACTTATGACGGGAAACCCATTTTTAATAATAGTGGCGCCCCATTATTAATGTAGATGGAAAAACTCCTTTAAAACCATGGTTAACTACATCCCTTGGTGGTTTCTTTACTGGTGTTCCAGATAGAATTACAACTCTATAAATCTTTTTTTAAATATAAACATATCACCATCTAATTCACCGCTTTTCTATAAATACATTTCGCTTTCACTATAATTTTTTTTATATTCTTATATTTTCATTCCGAAAAATTTATTACTTTTAAATAATTTTTCATCTTTTTTATCTAATTTATAAAATTTTTTTCCCACATAATATTCTATTTATTTATTCTCTTCTTATTATACACCTTCCTTTTCTTTATATTTTTATCTTTTATCATCTTTTTAAATTTATATTCCTTTATATTATTCTTTATTAAGTCCTTTTATCATTCTTCATCAATATCTTATTTCAGTTAAACTATTCAGATATGTTATATAATATTCACTTACATTATTTATATTAGTAATATCTGAACTTGTACTTGTTGTGGTTGATGCACTCATCTACTAATTATACATTAATTTTTATTTTTTAGCATTATTTTCATATGTAATATTACTATTTATCGCTCTTTAAAAATAATATTATTTGACAGCTTATTACTTTTATTTTTATTTAAAAAATTAATATTTATTTTTTTAAATAATTTTTCATCTATTTATACTAACTATTTTCCTTATAGGTTACTAACTACTGATGGAATGTATGTAGTGGCATCAGTTTCTAATATAGAAACAACTGTTGAAGATAGATATTGAGGAAAGTTAGTTTTTATATTTAATTCTAGATAACCCGATTTGTTGAGTACACATACATATACAAATGTTACCTTTATTTGAAATTGGGACAAATTTTATGATTTCATTCCGAAAAGAGTTAAATTATCCACTCAGAATTGTTTTAACTCATAGTCGGGATGGACTGTATTAGAAAAATAGATCTTTATGTAGGTATTGCAATATAGAACTTAATTAGATATTTTAGTGACAAATATTTTATCAATTGAATAAACTTCTATATTATACGAAAATTAATGAATATATAAAAGTAGTTCTGAAATAACTAATAATTTTTTCTTAAATATGATATCAAATTATTATATAATATAATAATATAATGATTAATAATATAATAATTAATAAATTATTAAAATCAAATATTTTTAAATATTTAGAATGCAATACTTTATGTAACGATAATTGCAAAAAAAATAAATGTAATTTAATTCAAAACTATAATCTATTATTATCAGAAATACCAATCGAATTACAAAATTTAAATTATGGTATATATCCAGATGATTTATCTTATAATTCTAAACGTTTTATTTATAATAAACTTTCTAATTATTTCCCTCATGCGATTTTTTACGTTAATAATATAAATAATATATCATACCTTATAGAATATCTTGTTAAATATAATCTAAAATTTTCTATTCGTTGTGGCGGTCATTCTTATGAGGGTTCCTCATTATCAGAGGGATATATAATAGATGTAAAAAATTTAAAAAATTTAAAAAATAGTATTGTAATATGTAATTTAACAAAAACTGCAAAAATAAGTTCAGGATTAAGACTTGGTTATATAATAGATGAATTAAGCAAAAAATCATTTATTACTCCAACTGGAACGTCATCATGTGTAGGTATATCAGGCATATCTTTAGCAGGTGGTAAAGGATATTTATCAAGATTATATGGTTTAATGTGTGACAATATAATTTCTGTAAAATTAATTAATTATCAAGGTAAATTAATTAATGCAAATATGAATGAAAATGAAGATTTATTTTGGGCATTAAAAGGTGCTGGAAATTGTAATTTTGGTATAATAACAGAGATTGAATTAAAAATTTATGATGATATTTTTTGCCAATTTGTAACATTAAAATGGGATTGGGATTCAGGAAATATAAAAATATTATTTGAATTATATCAAAGATGGATCGAAAAATTTAAAAATATAAAAATATTAACTACTGACCTAAATATTACATATAATAATACTACAGCATCTTTCTCTATTAAATTTATAAAATTTAATAATAAAAAATTTATTGAAATTGATGAATTTAAGAATATGTTTGAACCAACAATAACTATTTGCAATGGTTATTATTCTAAAATAAAGGATTGTTGGGTAAATTATGATACTGGTAATAATCCACCTTTCAGCAAAATTAAATCAACAATGATATTTAATTATATTGAACAAAATATAGTTGATAAATTAATATATTCTATTGATATTCTACTATCATTAAACTATGATTTAATATATCAATTAAATTTTTCTCAATTAGGTGGCCAAGTTGAAAATGGAATTAGTAGTTATTTCCCCAAAAAAGCAATTTCTGTTCTAAGTATATTTATTCAATGGACGTTAAATGATTTAACAAATTTCTCCAAAAAATATGTAAATGATTTATATGATAATATTAAAGAGGGTACTTCAGAATATTGTTTTGCAAATTTAACAGATTATAATATTGAAAATTATATGAATGCTTATTATGGTTCTAATACCAATAGATTAATACAAATTAAAAAAAAATACGATCCAAATAATGTATTCAATTATCAACAAAGTATTCCAGTAAATACTTAATGAAGTTCTAATAAAATATATTTATAACTAGGTTTTAAACATTTATAAGCAAATTAAATCTATTTTTTATAAGAACATAATACTTATTCTTCTAGTATAAAATAACGAGAAGAATATGGATTATGTAAAGTCTGATACTCTCTCGAATAGAGAGGTTTATTAAAAGGAATGTCCTTTATCAAAACCTGATATCCTTTTTGATACGCAAACTCTATAAAAGGAACACTAATATGTGTTAAATTTCCTTTAGAGTCAAAAGGAATAAGTTCGGCAATAGCAAGATTATAGAACATGCATAATGCATTTCTTGCAATTCGGCGAAGTTTTTTCTCTTTATTGGGTTTTTTATCTATTGGAATCGCAATTTGAATTTCACTCATATCTAATGAAAATGGTACTTCCTTTGCAACAACTTCTTCTAATTTTGCGGACATGATTTTATAAATTTCAATATATAAAAATAATTTTAGTAGTATTTCGCTGTCATTTTTTTTTAGAATTTAAAGCGGTGCGTATTTTAAATACCGATAAACTAATTTTACCTCCATGAGAATCGACTAAGTTTTTTATTATTTGAACAGTTCTCATAGAAATATTGTTAAAACCTGGAATATAATCAGTGGATGTAAAATTAAAAATATAATAAGTTATTCAGATTTTATTTTGAATTAAATAAATAATTATTTTTCATATGACATTCTCTGTCTTCCCTGGAACAGTAAGAAGACTTAACTATAATAAAAAATATGTTAAATTATTCATATATTTGTTATTCTGTTTCTTTCTCTATTATTTTATCAATTAAATCAAATATTATTTTTATATCTTTAACATTTTGTGTTTTACTTTTATTTTCTTCAACAACTTGATTTATTTTTGAAAAATTAATTAACGAATTCTTTGATTCATTATTTATGATTTGTTTTTTTATATTTTCCTCTTTATTTTCGTTTTTAATTATATCATTTTCTCTACAATAATCAATAAGTTCATGTTTTATATCTTTAAAATAAGAATTTATTTCTTCACTATTATTTAACTCACTATAAATATCTTCTAATACATCATTCACTTTATAAATTAATTCATCCATTTAAAATATACAAATAAAAAAAATTAATTATAAATAAAAAATTAATTATAAATTAATTGCAAACATACAAATTTAAATTACTTACAACTTTTATTAAAAATTTTGAAACTAATAATATTTCTACATTGTTAAATTTATCGTCATCTATATTATATAAAAAAACTATATTAAACGCATTATTACTAATATTAATCAATATTTGTAAAGAATTTAAATGAAGAATAGTAAAGTAGTTACTATTATCATAATCTACCGATGAACCATTTATTATGCAATCATTGTCTGAAATAATATTTATATTATTGGAAAAATTTAGTGCAAATTTATCACCAAATTCTTTCATTAATTCTGCTGAAAATATATATGTGATTATTCCATCCTTATTATTATATTCTACAATAAATTCACTATTTAATCTAGCTATTAATTCAAATAACTGATTATTCCTTACTATCTCTATTATATTTGTACTTTTTGTTAACGGACATGATGAAATAATTCTATATTCATTATTTATATGTCTCTTTTTTTGAAAAAAAATATTATCTTTATCTATTAAAGTTTCATACTCATTATCACTCATTATAGTATTTAAATATATTTTTATTTTAAAAAAATTTATAATTTATATTTTTTTTTTTATAAAAATATTTAAATATTTTTAATATTCTTATGAAAATAATAATATTTTTATTTAAATATATTATTTTTTAAATATTCTTTTTTTTCTTCATTATTATTAAAAATAGATAAAAATTTATTTAATGTTCCCATTATTGATACAAAACTTAGTAACATACAATATATTCTTTGAGGAATGATTAAATTATATTTTTTTGATATTTTTACAAATGTGTATATATCATGGTGTGAAATCATCATTTTATCTTTTAACTTATTATTATTAATATATGTTTTTATTTCTTCTAATATAATTTTATTATTTTCATTAATATTATATTTATATTCTAGATGATTCTGTACTCCTACAATAAAATTATATAAATCAAAATCAACTATATATCCGGTAAATATTTTGTCTAAAAAATTTTGTTCTTTAACATCTAATTTTAAACATATTCCATAATCTATTATACCTATTTTATATTCTTCATTATTCTTATTTTTAATAAATAATATATTTCCTAAATGCAAATCACAATGTAAT